CCAAATCTTTATACAGGTCTTAATCCAAATATTAATTGGGGCAGCGAAACAGCTGCGTTTCTGAAAGCTTTCGGCCTTGCCGCAGACAGTTTACCCGAGTTTGAACACCGACCCGAGCACATCCCCTCGCAAGTCATTTACAACGGCGTCACGACGATTGCCGTGTTCCCTGACGGGAAGAAGATCAAGGCGCGGCCGGATAAGGGTGCAGCGTTTGATCCTGAAACCGGCCTGGCAATGTGCATAGCCCGACATGTTTTCGGGAGTCGCGCTGCGTTCTTGAAGGCCGTCGAAGGGGCGAATGACCAGAACAAGCCGGTAGTGCCGGAAGCTAAAAAGTACTGGCATGAGCTTAGTTTTATTCAACAAAGAGCGGTAAAAAGCACCGAAATTCCAACGTATTCACGCCCGGAATGGTGTACCTGGGAACATGCTATGGACTGGGCAGGTTGCCAAAACTTGCTGAACGGGTACGTCCGTAAGGATGGCCTGACGGGTGTATGTAAATTGTGCAAGTATTCAAAAACTCAAAAAGGAGCGGAATGAGCGACATTCGGATTATTAACGGTGATGCGCGAGAGAGACTTGCGTGGATAAAAGCAGAAAAACAACCAACACTAATTGAACAAGGAGACAACAATGACATTCAAACCGCTTGATATCGACGTCTTCACTACCGTTGTGCCTTATGTACGCATGACACAGCGTGGCAAGTATGTGAAACCTGACGCTATTCGTTACTGTGCGGCCCAAAAAGCACTAAAATTCTTGATTGATATAGCAAAGCGTAATCTTGACTGTTTTGATTTGTATGTGCCAGAAAAAGTGCCGTTTTGTGTCAGGCTTGAGTTTTACATGAACAAGGCACATCACTGTGATCTGGACAATCTTGTGAAGGCAGTGCTTGATGCCGCACAGGGCATTCTTTTCAAAGACGACCGCTACGTTGATGAACTGGTCGCAGTTAGAATCAAGACAGAATCAGAGCCGCACGTGCGGCTTCAGATTATGCCCCTGGAGGAGAAAGAATGAGCAGCAACAAACTTTGGTGCCAGATGTGCGGCAAGACAGTGGAATCAATTCTACCCCGTGCGACTTGCCCTTCTTGCGGGGCAATGCTTGTAAGGGTTCCCGTCAAGGACGCCTTGCTTGCCCGCGCTGAACAAGGGGAAAGAGATGCACAAATCTGGCGACATAACGCAGAGAATTGGTTTGCCCGCGCTGAACGCGCGGAGGCGCTCAATCAGCGCTTAGTGGAAGCACTGAAAGAGTTGATTGACGGGTTCGAGATTGATGATGCCAAACTGAATAGCCTAATTGCCGAGTGGAAAGAGAGTGAGAAATGAATACCGTGTATAAAGTGAAAGAATTGTCTGATGCTGAATTTAACCAGTATTTGTACCTGTTTCTGAAAGACGCGCTTCGGCGAAAAATAGATCTTGTTGCGCTAATCACAAAAATGGCAAACGATGGAATGGTTATGAAAGTCCTGTGTGCCGAGTGGAAGGAGAGTGAGAAATGAGTGTCACTAAGAAACCAATCAAAGCCATTGTGATTATCGACGTAAAAGACTTCCCGTCAAATTGTACAGAGTGTGTTTTCTGCTCGAAATCAAGGTGCATTCCGCAGGGCATTTATTCCACCATCTCAGTATCGAAGAGGCCCGATGGTTGCCCACTGAGAACTGCTTACGCTTATGAGATCGAAAAGGAGGCAGCGCTATGAAATACCACGTTCATTACGACATAACCGGCGAATGGTTTGAAGTCGAAGGCAAGACGCTCGACGAGTGCAAACGCAAAGCTGAAACTGAGCGGGAACGGCGCGGCTGGAGCGACCTGGAAGTTTGGTCAGAACGTGTGGATCGAGTGGAGGTCGAGAGATGAACGAGTTACATTTTACAGAAACTTTTGGATTTGTCACCGTTGAACTGTGCGAGGACGACAAAAACGTTACGGTAGGATGGATTAGCAGGCCGCCGAAATCGAGAGCGGTATTTCAGCAGGCGATGGATGTCGATGAAATAAGTTTTGATGACATGGCGTCCATTTACGCCAAGATGGTCGACATCGAAATGCGTGGTATCTCAAGTGATCATGAAAGTGAAATAGAACGGCTCGAATCCGAGCTTGCTAAAGCTAAGTCGAATTACGACACTATTCTCAGCGCTTGTTTTGAATTTGAGACCGTGAACCCCGAGACCGGCGACTTGGGCATGAGTGTGCTTGACATGGTGCACGAGTTGGAGCGCACACGGAAGGAACTTGCCAAAACAAAGGCGCAGCTGGCGGCGTTCGAGGATTGGAGCGGTTACTCGAAAGGTATAATGAGCGGAAAGTGGAATTTAGGAGAGAAATGGCTATGATTAAAATTAAAGCGGGCAATTGGACGCTAACAGGCTATGGCAAGTATGCAATACTTTCGGATGGGAACAATCCGCCTGAGCAAATAACCGTTGGACAGGCGCAAGCGCGGATTGAGCGGAGTGGTATTGAATTTTGGTATCTCGGAGAACTGCAACCCGAACCCGTCGAGAGTCCAGAAGCACCTGAGTTGGAATTATTACTCGCATGGCTAAGACAAATAGAGGAGCCGAAATGAGCGGTCAAGAATTGAGAGCAGCCCAAGCACGGCTTGAAACTTGCCAGTACTGCAGGCGCTGGACGCGAACGACGTATTGGGCGGAAAATATTGTTGGACGATGTGGGAAGTATACGCGCCGGAATGTGATGACTTCTGAAAACGATACTTGCGAAAATTTCATTCAGCGGAAAAAGGAGTTGGAAGAATGGGTGATGGAATGACAGATACAGAAATTAGTCTACTCGCCAAAGCTATTGCGAAAGAACTGTATGACAATGGAATTTCGCTTACTGCCGAATATCGGGAAGTTGTCACTGAACGCAATATCGCGCTTGCCAAACTCGCTTCCCTTCAATCGCGGCTGGAGACGTACGAGGAGGGGCTTGACCCTGCGGTGAAGATGCCGAAAGAGGGAGAGACTGTCATCGCCTTGTATCCAAACGGAGATATATCGCGCTATGTGTTTAGCCACAAACTTACCATAGACTTCGTCCGTTGGTATCCGCTTCCAGGCTCGAAAGGCGGTGAAGAATGAACCTGTACTGGGTTGCTGATGATGAAGCTGGATGGGGCGTCTTTGTTTTTACAAATGCCAGAAACAGGGCAAGATACATGCTCCTAGATTTTAAGTACGGATCTAAATACATTGATGTGCGTGCAAAACTAATCGGGAAGACCGAGGAAGTTGAACAAGAAACGGTTGTTGATGATGAAGGGCATCCACTATACCCACTTGTTCAAAAGTTAGGTGGCAAATTTACTGATCTTGAAGGAGGTGACGAATGAAAATCCTGCTCAGTATTGGGCGCTTGATACTAATGATTTTTGACGCGCTTCTTGCCGGAAAATATATTCAAATGGCTGGAATAAGGACAGGTAATGAGCAGATTGTTTGCTATGGCTTAGCGATTATATTTGTCTGCTTTTGCGCGATGCAAATGAATAAGCTTATGGAGGGGGACGAATGAAAATCCTGCGCGTGATTGTGGATAAGTTGCCGATAAGTTGCGACGAGTGCTTTGCTTACGATCACTATGACGGTCCTATGTGCGGCTTGGTTCAATATACCAGACCGGACTTCGATCCATATATTTGGGCTTGCGACAGCAAAACCGAGCGTCATCCAGAGTGCCCGCTTGCGCTGGCGCAACTATGCCCCGGCTGCCCCCTGCGTGTTGAGCATGACGAGGAGGCCTCATGACCCCGCTCCGCTGCGAACAATGCTACACGCTGCTATTGAGTTGAATATTCGGGACCTATTTTCTGAGGATGACGTGGACGAACGGCTTGATGCGCAAGCGGCGATTGACGCCATGCCAGCGCGAGAAGCGGCGATTGTGTACCTATTCGCGTGCGGGCACACCTACGACGAAATAGGGGAAAAAGTCGGCTTGACTAAAGGTAGAATATGCCAGATTTTATCCAGAATTAAACAAAACGGTGCTTGAATAACCGTGAACATGAGAAACATGAAAAAACAATGTGTTTGTGGCGCCGGTATCAGAGTTGATCGAAGGTTGTGTGATTCGTGTTCTGAATTATACGGGCTAAACCCTGCTAAGTGGCCCGTCTGGTTAAGTGACTGGATGGAGTCATACGAAAAAGAATACAACTATGAAAAATACCATCGAGACGTTTCATACGAGGCTTATCAGGACGCGCTTGAATGCGAAAATCCAGAAGTGCCTCTAATCAAGTTACACGGGTGCCGCACCGAATCGCACCTTTTCCAAGACAGAGAGAGGTATTAATGCAACCCAACCCTATTCAGAGCTTATTGAAATCCCGCAAGTTCCTTTTGGCCATGCTGGACGCGTTTGTCGCAAGCACGGCGCTTGTGCTGACATGGTTCCTATCGCCCGACAAAGTTGCCTCGGCCCTTGCGCTGATTGGTATCTGGCAGCCGGTTTTGATTGCTGTCATTATTGGCATTGCCACTGAAGACGCGGCTAATGTCAAGGCGGGCGCTGAGATTTATAGATCCGACCGAGACTTAGAGCAGGCGAAACTTTACCACGCGGAAGCTGTTGAGCTTATCGATCCTGAAGTGCCTGTTGACGAGAAGCCGCAAGGCTAATTGTGACCGTCACGGACGTGCTCAAAGACGTTGGGGGTATTGCGGGTTTGGTCGCCCTGATACTGCTAATAGCGAAGGCGTGGACAGACAACAAAACCGCTAAGGCAAAAATAGTCAACGAGGCTTTAGTCGCTAAGGCGCAGGTTGAGAAAGATGCGTTATTGGCTAAGGCGCAAGTTGACAACGAAGCTGTTTTAGCAAGGGCGCAGGCCAAAAAGATTGCAGCTGAAACCGATGAGGTGATTGCCAGGGCGTCAGATGCAATGGTCACAGGCATGCAAACGAGGGTTGATGGGCTGATAAAACGAGTGGAGGATTCCGAACAGATGAGAAAACAACTGGAATCGGAAATTACGATGTTAAAGAAACGCATTGACACGCTGGAAGAGCTCTTAATCAAAAAGGAAAAAGACATTACCTCCCGCGATGAACGCATTGAAGGGTTAGAAAGCAAAGTTAAGGAGCAGGCCGCTGAAATCACACGGCTGCAGGAACAGGTTTTGCGCTTGGAACAGGCAGCCTCGAAGCGGCGCGCAAGCCCGAAGGTCAAAGATGATGGATCAACCCACTAACCTCCTTGCGCTTCTGCTTTCAACTGTTCACGCGTTGGAGCTCGAAGTCGCCCACCTTCGCCTTGAGGTTGCGGAATTGCGCGCCGAATTGCTGGAAGAGCGACTTGACGCGGACGGCTGGATCGGCGGGACGGAATCTGGTGATGATGACTGAGCCGGCTATCAAGTTCGACGCAATAGTGAGTAGTGTCAAAACGCTTGCCAGTGACAATACTATCCGCGTAGCGCTCGACTTATCGGAAGACGCCATCGCACAAATGGCCATGTTGGCCGAAACAAAAAGGCAGGGCATCGTTTTGACGTTTGAAGCGAAAGCCAAATAGTTGGAAATTGACGGATGGCACAAAGAGATGAAAAAGGCAGATTCATTAAGGGCGGCGTTGGCAATCCGAGAGGGCGTCTCCCTAAAGCGCGTGAGATCAAGTTCTTCGACCTCACGGTTTCTGCTGTATCTGAAGACGATTGGAATTCAATTGTCGATAAAGCCAAAGAGCAGGCTAAACGCGGCGATGCCGTTGCTCGCAAGTGGCTTGCAGACTATCTGGTAGGGCAAGCGGTATCAAGGATGGATAACGAGCTCATGACAGTTGGACAAGAGACCGACGAACACAAAACAGTAATCAGGGCGGAACAAATCGCCGCTGTTTATGATAGCGTCTACCGCGACATTCTTGATCATCTGCACAATGAATATTTATTCAGCGGTGGACGCGGCTCTGGTAAATCCTCGTTTATCTCATTGATGATTGTTTATCTCATTGAGCACAATCCCGACTGGCACGCGGTTATTATGCGCCGATATAGCAACACTTTACGCGATTCTGTGTTTGCACAAATCTCGTGGGCAATCAATGAAATCAGCGACCCGGCGCTCTATCACATGACCACGTCGCCACTCGAAATGACCTATTTGCCGACGGGTCAAAAGTTGTTTTTCAAGGGCTTAGATGCACCTGAGAAACTAAAGAGTTTGCGCGCGCCATTTGGACAATTGGTTATTAGTTGGATCGAAGAGTGTGACCAGGTTAGTTCTGAGGATATGCGTAAGGTTGACCAGACTCTCGCAAGAGGCGCCGATAAGGCGTACTTCTTCCGGTCATACAATCCACCGCGTTCCAAACAAAATTTTATGAATAAATACTGGTTGCAGCCAAAGCAAACACAGTACAAGCACGCGTCTAACTATCTCAACTTGCCAAAGCAATGGTTAGGTGAAGTGTTTTATTCCGAAGCAGAACATTTGCAGACGACCAACGAAATCGCCTGGCGTAATGAATACATGGGCGAGGTTGTGGGCGACGGCGGCAGCGTGTTCGACAATGTCGTGGTTAGACCAATCGCCGACAAAGAAATCAAGGCGTTTGACCGCATTCTAATCGGGCTTGACTTTGGCTTCTACCCAGATCCCGCCGCTGTGAACTGGATGCACTTTGATCGCAATCACCAAACACTTTATTTATTCGATGAAATAAACATCAAGAAAAAGACTAATCAAGAATTGGCAGAACTGATCAAACAAAAGGGCGTCAGGCCTAACGAACTCATCATTGCAGATAGCGCGGAACCAAAGTCAATTCGGGAAATGCTTGGGTGTGGCCTCATGATAAGGGGCGCTGAAAAGGGCAAGGATAGCGTTTTGCATGGCTTCAGGTTCTTACAGGGCTTGAAGGCGATCGTGGTTGATCCCGCTCGCACGCCAAATACGCTTGACGAGTTGATAAATTACCAGTTCCCGCAGGATGGTGACGGCAGTTTCCTGACAATTTTCCCTGACAAAAACGACCATCATTTAAGTGCAATTCGCTACGGATTAAATTTGGTCATTCGTGAAAGGTGGACGAGGGCATGAATCCCAACTGTGGCGTTTACCAGATCACAAACACCGTAACCGGTGATTATTACATCGGGAGTTCTGTTAACCTTCACAAGCGCCTGCACAATCATCGATGGTGTCTGGTTAGAAATTGTCACAGGAACGTCCATCTACAACGTTCGTGGGACAAATACGGCGAGGACAACTTTATTTTTGAGACCATTTTATATTGTGACAAGTCAATGACTTTGTATTATGAGCAAATGCTAATCGACAACTTGAAGCCCGCCTTTAACATAGCAAAAAACACCACCGCACCTATGCTGGACCGCTATCTTACCGATGAACAGAAACACAAAATTAGTGAGGCAAATAAAGGCAATACGAACCTGCTTGGATTCCGCCATAGCGACGAAACGAAACAGAAAATGTCTGAAGCACAGAAGGGCGAGCGAAACCATAATTTTGGTAAGCATTTATCAGACGAAACACGCCAGAAAATGTCCGACGGGAACTCCGGAAAGCATTTCACAGAAGAGCACAAACGCAAAATTAGCGAGGCTCACAAAGGCGAGTCATGTTATATGTTTGGCAAGCACCACACAGACGAAACAAGGCGCAAAATAGGTGAAGCTGAGACAGGCGAGCTAAATCATAACTTTAGCAAACAGTTTTCCGAGGAAACCAAGGCGAAAATGTCCGTGGCTCATCTTGCTTACTGGGAAACCAAGCGCGGCCTTGAATCCGTGACAAGGGAAAGGGTGGCGGCGTGACTTGGATAAGCGATACCTGGGATGCATTGAAGGGATTGGTACATAAAATGTTCACGAGTGACGAATTAAAAAAGGCTATTGGTCAGGATGTGTCTGTCTCTGAGTTTCAGCAAGCTCAGATCAAGCTTTGGGCTTCGATGTACCGCAATCGCGCCGAATGGGTGGACAATGTTGAGACGTTCTCGCTGAATCTGCCAGCGACCATTGCCAGCGAGCTGTCGCGCGGCGCGTCTATTGAGATGGAGCTTTCCATCGAAGGCTCGGCGCGTGCCCAATGGTTGCGCGCGCAAATTCAGCCACTGGTTGACGATATTCGCAGCGACCTCGAGGTCGGGCTTGCTCTCGGCGGCATGGTGTGGAAGCCTGTACCCGTTGGCGCAAATATCAGCGTGTCAGTTATTCCGGCCGACGCGTTCTACCCTGTGCGATTTGACAGCGCCGGTGAAATCAAGTCAGCCGTGTTCGTTGAGCAGCGCAAGGTGGGGAAGAAGATTTACACGAAGCTCGAAGCGCATGACATCAACGACAAGGGTGTCTACACCGTTACTAACCGCGCGTTTTCGAGCGATAGCCAGAACCAGTTAGGCCAGCCTGCACAGTTGAGCATTGTGAGCGATTGGGCGGGGCTTGAACCGATTGCCACTATCCAGGGCACGGACAAGTTGCTGTTTGCCTACTTCAAGGCCCCCGGCGGCAATCCGAGTGATTCAGACTCCCCGTTGGGCGTTAGTTGCTACGCGCGGGCGGTTGACCTCATCAAAGAGGCCGATAAGCTGCATAGCGGCTTCTTGTGGGAATTTGAGAGCGGGCAACGGGCTTTGTACGCCGATGTGGTGGCGTTCAAGAAGAATGACAATGGCGACCTAATTCTGCCTAATAAGCGGCTTTATCGGGCATTGAACGGCACGTCTAACATCGGCGAAGGTGATCTATTCAAGGAATGGACGCCAACGCTCAGGGAGCAAAATTACCTAAACGGGCTCTCGGCTTTATATCGGCGCATTGAACTGGCAACTGGTTTGGCTTATGGCACGCTTAGCGACCCTGACACGGTTGCACGGACGGCGGCAGAGGTGATCGGGGCGAAGCAGCGCACGTATTCCACGCTGAAGGACATCCAGCGCAGCTTGAAGACCGCGATGGAGCGGCTGATAGAGGTTATGGATTTTTACGCCACAGCTTACGCTTTAGCGCCGAAAGGCAAGTATAGTTTGACTTTCGAGTTTGACGACTCGATCCTTGTGGACAAGGACGCGCAACTGGCTACCGACCGCCAGTCAGTTGGAATGGGTGTCATGCCTAAAGTGGTCTTCTTGCAGAGAAACTACGGCTTGGACGAAGCTACAGCTTTAGCATGGCTGACACAACAGCAAAAAGAGTCACCGACGGATGTGTTTGGGAGCGGGGCGTAACGCATGATTCTTTTTGACGAAATTGACGCCATGACGATGCCTCTGGAAGAACGTTTGGAATCGTTCTACCTGCGCACCCTAACGGATTCATCGCGCTCACTGGCCTTGCTCATGCGTTCCAAAAACGCGCTAAGTCCGGTTTTGTTCTACGGAAACAAGTTAGCCTCTGCTGATGCACTGTATGATTCCATAGTTGCCCGCGTCGCTAAATTGTCAGGCTATACCGAGAAGGAACTGCGGGCAATCTTCAAGCGCGCCGGTTTTGAGTCGCTAAAGACCGATGCGGCGATTATCGGCAAATTAGGGCTGGAGGTGCCAGAGCTTGCGACTTCGGACGTGCTGACTGGAGCTGTGAACGCGGTGTTCGCACGAACCAACGTGGTGCTGCATAACCTTACCCGCTCCATCGCCTATCAGAGCGAGATGCAATTCATAGCGGCGGCGGATGATGCGTTCTTGGCGGTTTCCACAGGCACGCTAAGCATCGACCAGGCAATTGAGCAGGGTGTACTCAGGCTTGCGGATCAGGGCGTACGGGTGTTGAATTCATCTACCGGGCGCGTAGAGCAAGCGGACGTGGCAATCAAGCGCAACATCTGGACGGGTATCAACCAGGCGACCGGCGATATGACGCTGGCACTGGCTGGCGAGGCTGGCACGGATTACGTCGAAGTCAGCGCTCATCCCGGCG